CCTTCCAAAAGGTCATCCCCTATATAATAGTAGAAAATAGTTTAAGAATAGACTGTGATTGCTAGATTCATCGTCACATTGATGAAGTTAGTTATAGCAGAATCAAAAGCTAGAGGGACAATTTCGGGGACGAGAAAAGGGCCACTGGGGCCCTCTCTACCAATATGCCAGGAAGCCATCTTGCTCTTCCATTACCTGGATGACATCCACCTGGTCGACTTCCTCGATGTCACCGTCGATAATTCTGATGTATCTCTTCTTGCCGCCTCTTGATTCGGAGTAGCAGTAGAATCCGTCATCTAGCATCCATTCCCCGACCCCGTCCTTTGTCCGGTCGGGGTCTAGGAAGTTGAGTCTTAGCTTGTAGACTCTGTCTGTGCCAGATACCATGGCCACCCATGGCTCTTGATTGAGCTTCAATCTTATCTGGTTGCCAGATAGTCTTTGATTGGCTTCACCCATTTGGCACCCTCCTCGTATTCCTTCAATGCGTCTCGGAAGTCATCCATCCGTAAACCGTAGAGGTCAATCTCGTAAAGGTCCACGTCGTTCCAATCCTCTGGACCATTGATTACTGATTGCTTCTTGGTGTTTGAAAGCAGCTCTACCATTAAGACCTCTTTTGGCATCTTGACTAATTCGTCGATATCCAATCCAGGCAACTCTTTAAGGGCCTCTAGCATCAGACCGTTGAGCCATTCGCTTAGCTTATAGCCACCCTTCCATCTGCTGATGGCTAGTTGCTCAAGCTCTAATGCCTCTGCGCAATCGGTTAGCTTGATTGCGTGTTCTAATCGCATTTTTTCTAGCGGTGTGGCACCGCTCGTCCATCGGTTGATGGTCGATTCTCCGATGCCTGTCAGCTTGCTGATGCGGTAGCCTGTTTGGTCTTTGAGTAGCCATTCGATTTTATTGATGTTTGCGATGTGTCCCATTTTCATTTTTAATGCCTCCCTTGCTTTCTGACTATATTGTACTACACTACAATGTAGTATGCAATAGGTAAGATGAAATTTTTTGCATAAAAAATAACCCCCTGGCCGAAGCCAAGGGGATGTCATAAAAAGTCTAGTATTATGGACCTTTTCGATTTGGTCCATTATGACGGACTCTTAGTTGTTTGCGTCACCGTCATTGATGATGAGTGATGCGTCTACTGCTTTACCTCGGATGGTCAGCTCGCCATTAGCAGCGAATCGAGCATCGAAGTTGGTGATTAGGTAACCGTCGCTGTCCAGGTAGTAGAGCTTGCCATCCTTGCCGATGACAATCTTGTCTTTGACCATTGTCCCATCGTCAAAGTAGAAGTAAGCCCACTTGCCATTGACTTTTTGCCAGCGGTAAAGGCATCTACCGTCCTTGCCAAACAAATAGGTTTCTCCGTAGATGTCGGCTAGTTGGTCCTCTAACATGAATCCGTCTTTGATGTAGTATAACTCATCCTTATACAACACCCATCCATTCATGATGCGAGTTTGGCCATCCCAGGCCACCCATTGACCGTTCTGCTTAGTCCAGCTTGTTGCAATAACATCTTTCATCTGATTTCCTCCTAGAATGTGCCGATTGGCTTGCCTGTTGATACTTCGTAAAGACTACCGTCCTCGTGTACTGCAATGTCTGTAGACTCAAGCATTGAGCCTTCTTCCGTCACATAATATAGGCGGCCATCGAAGCCTTTGACGTACTCCTTGGATGACATTTCTCCTTCATCCTCCAGATGGTACCACTTGTCTCGATATTTAATCCATCCGGTCACCATGTGGCAGTTCTCATCGAAGAAATACCACTTGTCACCGTCAAGACCCCATCCATTACAATAAGCATAGCCATGGCGGTCGAATAGGTACCAGTAGTCACCAATCTTGCGCCACTCGGATTTTAGATACTCGCCATCTACGACGTACCACCAGCCGGTGTCATCTTGATTCCATCCCTCTTTACGAGCTGGAGCAGAGTCACCGTTGAGGATAGCGTTAATCTTGGCTTGGACCTCTGTGTAGTCATAGCCGGCAGCAGTTAAGCGACTGCGACGGTCATCGCCATTGCCCCAGGCGCCGGTTAGCACCTCTTGAGCGATAGCGTCGATTGATTTGCCACCACTAGAAAGCGGAGCAGGACTTGCATCGCCCCATTTAGGACGAGCGTAGCCCTTAATCTGCCACATATTCCATGTGTAAGATTGCCGACGGACAGCGCTTGGACTGCCAGAATTACCTTCAATTGTGTAGACCGTATCGCCAGACACGCTTTCGACGTAGCCGATATGGTCGGCCCAGTAGTTCGCGTCCCAGTCGAAGATGATGATATCACCTGCTTGTGGGCGCACCTTGCCAAGCCAGATTCCTTTCTTTTGGAATACATCCCGAACAAATCGCTCCACGCCACACTCGCCACCGGTCAGAGCGTAGTTGCCAGATAAGATAGACATTGCGGTCACGAATGCCGCGCACCAGTCATCGTCAATCTTGAGCTTGTAGCCAACCGGCAACGGATTCTGACCGTTGTAAGTGTCGACAACGCGACGATGTCCGGAGCCATACATTTGCTCGCCGACGTATGAACGAGCAATGCTTAATAATGATTGTAGTCCAGCCATATTGCTAGATTCCCCCTTATCGATACTATCCAACGAGCCATCTGCATTGAGCGCATCGTGGATAGTTTTCATGCTGTTATAGTAAGAATTAAAGACCTTCTCGGAGTTGTTTCCGTCACCAGCGTAGTCTGCGACAGCTCCACCGTACTTGAATAGACCCAAAGCATACTCTCTAAGTGTTTTCTTGCCACTGCACTTGTAATAGCCACCGTTTCGTAGAAGCCATCCAAAGTCTTTCAAGTAGTCCTCGACGCTGTCATAGTGAATATAGTAGCCACCCTCGTCAGATGGACGCGCCAGACCAGGCCTTACAGTGACTCCGCTCCCTCTTGTAAACGGTTCGGTTGAATCTTTGTACCATGTGGCCCCACCCCAGTTGTTGTCTGTTCTCGCAGACGTTGACTTAGGATGTTGGCCCCACCCTGTCTCGTGACAGAGCTGGCAAATAACGAAGCTCGGCACCAAATCGTAGTGCCGAGCAACTTTTTGAATCTTGCTAATCAAATCGTCCGAGAGGGTATAGTTTCCGTATTTAAGCATACGGATTCACCCCTTTCTAGGACTCTTTAGGAGCCTCATAAGTCAACGCTTGAGCGCTGTCGGTTAACCCTGCCGTTGTCGGGTCGTTAATAATACCAACTAACACCCCGATGGCTAAAATGGTGTTTGTAATGTCTGAAACGTTTTCGGGGAAGAGTTTAATTCCTAATTGTTGGCTTAAGATAACCAACAAGCCAATTAAAGCCACCCAAAACGATTTGCGTTGCAAGCGCACTGCCCAGTTAATTTTGTTCATCATTTTTCTCTCCTTGGTAGTTTAATATACTCTTGATAAAGAGCATCGATTGCGCCATTACCTCCGGCAGCATGATATCCATCGATAAGATTGACTACTTCTTCAAAATTATCGTATGTCTCATAGCCTTGGCGTATGGCTTTTAACATTTCTTGCCTAATTCGATATCTAGTTAAGTTGCGATTGGACAAGCTATTCGCTTGACCTACTATCTGGAGATTCTTTTGATTCGTCTCCAGCGTATCCATTCTTACGAGCACCTCGCCAATTTGCTTGGAGAGGTTCTTTGTGCTCTGTACCATGTCCCAGATTATTTTTAAGGCAGCTCCACAGGCCCCGATTAAGGCTGTGAGCTCCGCTACACTCATAGAATCACCTCACTTAAAAATAAAAAGGGTGCACTAGGCACCCTATAAATTGAGGCGATTACTCTTCGCCTTGTTCCAACTCTTCAAGACGTTGCTTGAGCTGGTCTAACGTCATGAATTCCAAGTCAGCTAAGCCGAGGATTTGGAGTTGCTCACGAACGCCTTTCTTGTGTCGACGTGGCACTGATGCAAAAGTACGTTTTGCAAGCTCAATGTGTCGAGCGTATAAGAAATGTAATTCCATAAATTTGTCACCTCCTCCCCACAAATTCCGAACGTGGGTGGTTGCTGATAATGCCAATTCTTTAATGCGACTCAGCATGACCATCAGCCTCCTCTTTTTCCTCCTTGTCGGAGTGTCCGGCTTCTTTGTCAGTTTCATATTTCTCCCGGAATGAGTCCGGGACCTCGGTTGGAAGAGTGAAATTCATACTCTTGGCCATCTCTTCGATTTGATACTTGACGATGAGTAGATGCTCGCTTATGTTTGCATTATCATCGGCCTGCTCGAGCATGGCGCCGCTAGCCTTCTCAATCAGCTCTTCTGTTCGTTTGAGTTGTTTGCGTTGGTCCTCAATGATTGCTTGAGAATCATCGAGTGTTTTATTAAGCGTCACGACTTGCTCTGCGGTCTGGTCAGCTTTCTTGATGGCATCGTTCATGGCGTATTTTTGGAAAGAATCCTTATACACCTTAAGCAACACCATATCAATGACATCATTGTCCGGTGTTGCTAGATGATTACCATCAATTTCGCGCTCCAGTGCTGTGTACTCTCCATCTATTGATTGTACCAGCACTCTGGTTCGTTCCGCATCAAATGTGAGCTGCTTACTTACTATCCGGAACATCATTCTGCACCTCCAATTTTTCTAGGCGTGATTTCAGTTCTTTGTTCTCTTTTTCAAGAGCCTCGTAAGCTCTCTTATACATTGCTTTATTTGCTCGCTCATTGGCTAGCTCCAAGGCTGTCTCTCCTAAAGCATCTTTGATAGAATCTGTTGCTAAGTTTTCCATAGTTACCTCCTAAGTATCCCATCTATTCTTACCGTAGAATTCCGCGTGGTCATATAGCATGACACTCCCATAATTCCCTAAGAATATTCCGCTGCTAGCATATTTGTTTTTAAGCAAGACACCAGGCTCGCTGCCGATAGTCCACTTTTCAATCTTAAATCCCACACCGTTATACATAAGCGCGGTGTTCACATTTATGTCTCCGGTGGTTCCGTTGATTTCCAGCGCCGTTTTGAATATTCTCTCCTCTGAGCCATATCCTAGATTCAATGTGAATCCACTCTTCGCCCAAAGGACAACACCTTTACCGTTGTCATCACCCCAATAAGATAATGACCCAACCCATCTATTACTTCCCCAGATTTGGATTCCGTCAGCAAGATATTTAGCAGATATGGAGCCATTTCGACGTGTTGAATACATCCCATCTCCATTGATATGGAGGGAATTGCTGATGCTGTTAAAGTTTGCTTGCACAAAATCGGCAACATTACCAACCAAGCTCTTGACGTCAATATTGACTACCTTTAGCTTAGCTCCGTTGAGTGTCCCGAATGTAATCTTGTCAGCATTGAGGTTGCTGATGTTGGCGTCAGTAATAACCCCCTTCTCAATCAAGGTCTCGCCGGTGATTGATGTCATCTTGCCTGCCAATCGGAATCCGTCAGCAGTTTGGCTAAAAATAGATTCACCGCCATTGACCTTGTCACTGATGGCTTGGATGACCTTGTCCGGAGACTGCTCGATGATGGATTTGAAGTGGTCTGTTGTCACGCTATCTCTGATAATGCGAGGCGTCTGTTCTCGGATAGATGCCGATGTGTCGCTCGATGTCTTAGCGATAATCTGGCCAGCGATGGACGCGATATCCGTCCGCAGGTTGTTGTTATTGTCCAAGAATTGAGCTAGCAGACCATTCCGAGATAAGGTGATTTGAGCTTCAAGGTCACCACGAAGAGAAGTGAAGTCCAGTCTGAATTGCTGCAAGTTCTTAAAGATTTGAGCAATACGACTATCCTCCGACGTATTCTTGACGTAAGGCCCAGCATCAGACCCATGAACTAGCCGAAGCTGAGTCAGAACATTGTCCCCAATCATATCCGGCTCAACGCTTGCATTGAAGAGTTGAATCAAATCGTTTGGTGTCTTTGGAATGAAGGTGTGCAAGAATGACCCGTCACCATCAATAAGCACCTGTCTGAGTTGGTCGGCAACTTGGACGTCTAAATGTAAGCCCATCTAATCACCGCCTAATCAGTCAATGACCATTCTGTAAAGGCGCTAGGCTTAACGCCGTTGACAATCGACATCACGACTTGATAGGTCTTGTTGCCTTTGCGAAGCGTACCGGTGAACATGACATTGTTGTTGTCAACCTTTGTGGCCATCCCAAACGCACCGCTCTTAGAGTCTTTTTGCATCGAGATTCCAACCGGAACCGCGTCAGATTTGAGATAGTCCCCAAAGTCTTGATTGTTGTTGCTAGTTGCTAGCTTGGTGTGCTGTGACAGATTCACCCACGACCCCCAAACATTGTTGGTTAAAGACGCGACATAGAAGTCATTATTCCAATGAGGAGCGAAGCAATATGCGTAGCTGGATGAAGGTTTCCACACAAACACTTCTTTGACAGGGGCGTTCATATCTCTTACGATGCTAAATCCGATAGGGACCAAATTGCTGTTGAGGTAGGAACCAAAACTTGTCCCTGCTGGGCAAGTGTTAATAGCAACACTTGCTCCCCATTCGTCCAAACCAAATTTTCTAAGTAATGTAGTAAGTACATTCCCGTTCGCCACATCAGTAACATTCCACGCTTCTCTATTGATTCGCTTGCGAACCCACATCCGACCATTCGTGCCAACGAATAGTTGCCATGTAAAGTGTCCATCTTGTCCAGGGCTTCTCACTCCATTAGAAAAAACAAGTATAAACCCATAGGAGCTAGAGATACCCTTAGACGCCATGTTTATTGTGTATTGATAAATACCAGGCGTGGTTAAGTTGTCAACGTCATTGTTAGTTTTTACTATTTTGCCAAGCAAGGCTCCTAGATTCTCGGTGCTGATTAGCCCATCTAGCTCAGAAACCGACCCAGTCTTAAACTTGTTGACAGTGTCTTGCACTCGGTTAACCGACTCGACCGTAGCCATGCCACTGATTTGATTGTTGATTTCGACCCTCACCTCTGGAGCGCCTACAATCTTCACTCTGAATGGCATCTTGACAGTCATCTGTTGCTGTGTCTTGGCAGGGAAGAGAAAGGCTTGCCCTTTGGCATAGTAGATGAGCGTTTCTGGCCCATTTCCTACTTTCCCGAAGATGCCGACCTCTTGAATATTCTTCTCTACTGTAATGTTGAGAGCAATGTTATCAAACACCCCCTCGATTACCTGGTAATCACCGTCTGTGGTCACCGTAGGAGCCACCTCACCTATCTTACGAGATAGGTTGGTAGCAGTTGCTGAGTTGCTTTGTTGAGCTTCCCCAATCGCGATTTTCGTTAGGGTCAAGGCTTGGCCTTTGGCCAGTTCCCTGGTCCCTGCATTAGTGAGTTGTAATTGGCTTAAGGCCATGTTACCAGTCCCCCATTTTGATAGTAGTTTCTATGCTGGGCAAGAGGCAGTAAGCAACTGCGTCCTGTCCAGTGTGAGTAATTTTATTGATAGCCCCATCGACTTCCACCAGTTCATGTGCCACTGGCGCAGTTTGATGAGCTTTTATAACAGTAATAGTATTAACCTGCACTTTATAAACTCTAGGAACCAGTCCAGGTGCAATAGCAGTGATTGTGTATTTGTCATGGTAGGCTTTCGGAATTGATACAATCGCCCCGGAGCCCCCTCTAGTCGGATATTTGGCATTGTCCGGCTTAGCAGTCACTGTCATTCCTTCTGTACCCATCACTGTTAGCTTGTTATATGGCCGCTCTACAAAGCGATTGATGCCAGCTAAGGTGTATGGCTGTCCTGGAGTGAATCCGGACCCGTTGTGAGTAAATGTCAGCTTGCCATCCTCGAATCTAACTAAGACGTCTTGAGACGTGTCAATCTCGACTGGGATGCGGTTAGCAGAGTAGATTTGCTCCTTGTCGTTCCCGATAATGCCGACCGACAGCTTTGCCTGGTCATCCAGAGCTTCGATTCGCTTGACCATTTCTGGAAGTTTGGCACCTTCGACAGTTTCGAGCTGAACCTCAAGGGCCTTTGCTCGTTTCTTGAGCTCTGCTTGCTCTCGCTCTACGTCTGTCCAGCCTTTGGTTCGGTATAGCTCCTTCCATAGCTCACCAGTCCATACTTTGACGATAGTCTCGCTTTCGTCTGTCGGGTCTGGTTGATACCAGGTATCACCTATCCGTACCTTACCTTTGGTCTCCGCTTTGGAGATAGGGTCAAAGTCGGTGTACCAGTTGGTGTTCTTACCATCTGCACTTGGCAGATAGTTGATGACTCTTTGGATGATTCCGCCGGTCATCTTGTTCTCCAGCTCTTGTTTGAGCTGGAGCGTCTTAGCTCCTTCCGAGACGTTGGTCTGGTCACCCAGCTTGACGTCCGTCGAGCTGTTGTCGATACGATTCCACTTGATTTCAAAGACGCGAGTATCGTAGTCCAGATGGCGATTAGCATCGATTACCCGGACGGTGTTCCCTATTCTGGCGCCTTTTAGATAGGCTGTGGAGGTCTTGAATGTCATGCTTGGCCGACTGACCTCTAGCAGTCGCTCGTAGGTCCGTTGAAGCAATAGCTCCGCATCATCAATCTCGAATTCAACCACACCGACCTTCGGCCGGTTGCCATTAGCTGACTTAATGCCATACTTGGCTGTGGCAGATTTGAGCTCGACATATTCTTGACCTTTTGGCTTATCTACCGGCTTGCCATTGTTAGCTCGCCATTCGACGTCTGCGAACGTCAGCTTGCGTCCATAGCCTGCTTGACCAGACGCATTGTCTTGAGCCGAAGAGACCTCTAGTGCCTTACCACGACCGATGAGAGCTGTATAGAGCTCTACCTTCTCGGATTCTTGGATAATCTTAAGCGCATTATGGCCATAAACCACGCGCTCTCCGCTATGTGTGCCAAGTTTCTTCCTAAATTCGATGTAACGAGCACCTACTTGGTTACCGTTAATCTCTACGAAGAATTGCATCTCTAAGCCCCACACCTGGCAGACTGTCTTAAGAGCCTCAAAGACGTTGGTGTAGTAGAAGTTGGTCGATGCCGTTGGAACATCAGCCATGTAACCCATTTGCCAGTTTGTCCCCTCCAGTAATCGTCTGACTACTGTTGCGGCCGGCTGGTTCTGCGGTCTGATGTCTTTGACAGGTGTCTTTCTGAGCTCTTCTACACCGCTTTGAGTACCGAAAAAGGTAGTAGCTCCGCTCTCTGTCGAGGTTCGTGTGACGAAGAATAGATGATGCTTGTACTTGTCATCCATATTCGGAATACTGATGTATTCCACTTGGTCCAGAAAGGCGTCATCTAACTCGATAAGCTCCGTCTCCAATAATTCGGAGACGTAGCGCTCATCGGTTAATGATTGAGTGTGGTAAGCAGAATAGACGGAATCAGACGGAACGACGCGAATAAGCTCCTCCTGGTTGTTGTAGAGGTAAATCATAAGCGCTTGTCCCTCCATTCAATCGTCTGGATGGTCGCATTGACCGCTGTTACTGTGTCACCATCTCGTAGCGTGAAATTCTCTAGGTCCGAGAATCGTTGTAGCTGATGCAAGATGCTCCGTCCACCGTAAGTGATGGATATTTCGTCCGGCTTGTACTCCACTGTTACTAGTTGACCAGAGGCGAAGCTACCGCCTAAGACGATACGTTGTCCTCTGTTGATTATTTCCACTTTGTCAGAGGCTTTCGATGTAATCACAGCTAGTTTCAAGGGAGTGACTTCCGATGCGTTAGAGAGGCGAATTTGTCCGTTTGACGAGGTCTGCTTTTGGAGATACTTCCAAGGACTAGGACAAAGCAGAGTGAAATGGCCTTTGACGTCCAAAGATTGCTCTGGGCCTTCTGATACATCGGCTAGAATAGCCTCGTATTCCCACAATGGCTCATCAGCAAAGGATAGCGTCAGATTGCCTGCTAGAGCCTTGTTAAGGGCTGCATAGCTATCTCTTAGCTCTCTTGATGAGCCGACTCTGATTTGATAGTAGACCGTTATCTTCCTGGAGGCATACTGTCGACCTTTAAGAGCGACACCTGCTCGGCCAGGGACCTTGTCAGAATCATTTTCCTGGGCAATGAGGCCCCGGCCATCAACATATAGATGCCGATAGCCAGGGACAACAGTGTCCAGACGTTGACCATTGACGGTCAAGTTGTCAGAGGGAGCAATGATTGCATCAGTTGTGATTCGACCATTAGGGTCTTGGAATTGATACATATTACACTCTCCTTAATCTTGCGTTTACTTGTTGCGTATCGGTCACGTCTCCTACGAAGGCGCGCCATTCGGTTCCGCCCATCTGTAAGATAACCTCCAGAGGTTGCGAAGCCTTGGCTACTAAACCACTGCCAGAGATTGAGCTGTGAGCCGATACTGTTTGACTTCCAATGTAGCCACCGCTTGCCATCGCTACCGGCATACTTGCCATAGCTAATGACTTGGATGTCTCTACGACATCAGAGAGGTTGCTTGCTAACCCGATGACGAACCCCTCGCCAGTGTAGCCACCGATTTTCTCCATTACACGAGATGGAGAGTGAATGCTCAAGGCGCTTCTCATGGTAGCTGCTACATTGCTAGCGATGGATTCCGCCAGGCTGTAAATGGAATATGCCATCCCAGACAGACCATTGTAGAATCCTAGACCAGTATTGTAACCGGCACTATAAGCTCCGTATGCCGCACCATTCATCGAGCTTTGGACGCTCGACATAGCACTAGATACACGACCCTCTACACTCGACATGGAGCTGGAAACAACAGAGTTAGTCTTAGACATAGCACTGGTCCAGGCAGACATGATAGACACGAGCTTGGATTGAGTCACTTGAAGCATCGATTGCAACTTGCTGATGACGTTTGTTTTCATCCCTTCGTAGCTTGTGCCGGTATCTGTGGCCATCTTGTTTGATTGATGGACAACATCGCCGGTCAGCTTCGTGTAGATGAATGTAATTTGACCAGCCATGACTTGCAGAGCAGAGGTCGAGGCTTGTCGTAAGGTTTCGTAGTAGGTCTGAGCATTAGATACCTCTTGTGAGTTGTTAGTTACCGTTGAGGCAGCGGTCGCTGTATTAGCAGACACACCACCAACCAAGCCAGAGATGGCATTGATGGCACCTTGAGCAAAGTTTTGATAGCTAAAGCTAGCTTGCTCGACTTGAGCAGTGTTGGCCACTGCGGTATTAGCTGTGTTAGCTGTCGCAGTGTCAACCTCGGACTGGTACTGAGCCAGTGAATTCCGAGTCCATTCTGGCAACTTGGCATACCAATCAGCAGCACTCAACACCGTTGATGTGTTGTTGAAGGCTGTATCTCCTGTCTCGGCTGTCATGAGGTCCACAACAGCGTTGTATTCACCTAAGTAGGCTTGAGCCTGTGGAGTAAGGCTTGCATAGTAGTCAGCAAAGCTCATAGCTCCCTCAGTATTGGCTTTCCCTTTATCGACAGCCTGTTGAGTTAAGCTATCGACGGTCACGCCATACTTCTCAAGCGAATTACGAGTCCATTCTGGCAGTGAATCCCACCACTCAGACATTGACTTAACCTCGCTAGTGTTAGCAAAGGCCTGGTTCGCTGTCTCAGCGGTGAGTAAATCAACGACTGCGTTGTACTCCCCAAGATAGCGCTTGGCGTCATCGTTGAGGCTGTTGTAGAAGTCACCAAAGGTCCCAACAGGTTGAGTGTTAGACTGTGCTACTTCGGTCGTTTGCTGAGTCAGTGATGATACTGTCCCAAACATTTGGCCCAAGATGTTAGCAACGTTGGAGTTCATTGTGCTAGCAGAACCGCTCACGTTCTGGCTCATCAAGTCGAATTGACCGGTTGCGTCGGTGTTCATTTGACTAAATGATTGCGAGACGTTGGTTGCTGTCTCGTCCGCTTGTTGTGACACAGCTTCCTTGGCCTCTGCCATATCAGAACCCATGTCCTCGGCAAGCGAATCAGTGGCTTCACCCATTTTCTCGCCGGCTTCGGCTACGGTCTCGACCATCTCGTCCGCTTCCTTCTTGGCAAACGGATTGAGTTTAGCAAGGCCCTTCTTGAAACCATCCCAGACGCTCGACCCAAACTTAGCCACGCCATCCTTGATAGCATTGACTACGCTCATCACGAGCTCTCCAGCAATAGCAATCAGCTTGCCTGCGGTCTCTTTAAGACCATTCCCAAGAAATTTGATAATTTCCCAGCCACCCTTTAGGATTTGTGGGCCATTATCGACGATGGCCTTGAAAATCATGCCGACAAGTTGACCGATTGCACTCAGAATCTGAGCTGCATTCTGCGCGATACCTGTAATCAATGCTTTAACAATCTTGATGCCGCCATCGATAATCTTAGGCAGATTATTTGTCAGAGCAGTGATGATTGTTTGCACAACTTGAAGCATCGTCGTTAGGATTTGAGGCATATTGTTCGCCATCCCTGTGATGAGGTTGACGATGATTTGGACCCCTGTATCAATGATTTGAGGCAGGTAGGTATTAAGAGCATTTGCAAGGTTGGTGATGATGAGATTAGCACCTGTGATGATGTTCCCCATGTTGGCCATCAATCCATCCACGAAGGATAGGATGACTTGCATGCCTGCCAAAGCAAGTTGAGGAATTGCACTAATGATGCTGTTGACCACCGTCGTGATGACTTGGATAGAGGTAGCAATGAGCTGTGGCATAGCTGCGCTCACACCTTGAGCCAAGGTCACGATGATTTCTACACCCTTTTGGACCAGAACAGGCAGGTTGACTGCAATAGCGTTACCTAAGCCTTGGATGACCTGGACACCGGACTGGATAAGTCCTGGAATCTGGCTGATGATACCATTAGCCAAGTTGGTGATGATTTGCGGTCCTTGAGTAACCGCTGTGTTAATCATCTGGCCAATTTGAGCTCCAAAGGCATTATTTGCTAGCCCTAGCGCTGCAATCAATGCGCCGAACACAGCCACAGGTCCAACCAGTTGCAGGCCTATCTTGGCTAGCTTAGCAATAGCTCCAGACGTTTGAGTGGCCATGCTGAGAGAGTTCTTACCGAACCCAACAATGCCTTTTTCAGCCCATCCAGCACTCTTCGCAATTAACGGGAACCGATTTGCGATGCCTTCGATGGCTGCTGTTGCAGGCGTGAAGATTGAAGTGAATTTTCCCCCAAGAGAGGAGATAGCAGAGCTTACTCCAGGAATCTTAGAGGCTAGTCCACCGACTGCTCCTGCGCCTTTCTTAAGACCATCAAAGGCTCCAAACGTAACCGACTTGAATTTGCCTGCTGCTTTGCTACCAAGCTCAAAAGCAAGAGGTAGCTTAGACAGGCCCACGTTGGCCACGTTGAGGAGTGGGAAGATTGCTAGTACTGCGCCTAGGCTAGCGGCCATCTTATCGAGTCCGGCAAAGCTGTTCTCGTTTAGTCCTTCTATGATGGACAAGAGCTTGTCTGCGCCATTGCCTATCTGCTTGAATGCATTGATAAGTCCTTGGCCGACGTTGGTCTTGGCTAGTGCGGCATAGAATATCTCCATCTTAGGAGCCAAGGCCCCCATGATTTGAGATGCCTTCTTCACTCCAGCTAGGAAGCCATCAAGTAAAGGCGCTGCGATAGCGTTCCGAATCTCCTTGAATTTACCTTTGAAGTTACCCATGACGTTTTCAAAGCCATCAGCTTCGCGTGAGGCTTGACCTAACGCACCAGATAGTTTGTTGGCTTCCTCGTACATCTTGAGCAAGACCTCTTGTTGCTGTACGCCCTTGAGGTCCTTATACTTCTGACCAAACAGCTCCATCGCCTTGGCGTTACGAGTTGTCTCGGTAGATAGAATCCCCAAGTTGTCAGCAACGTTGAAGTTACCTTTCAAGTACGATTTGAGGTCATCGGTTACCTGTTCCAAGGACTTATCCCAGTAAGCTGACGTATCGGCCGCAGCTCTCATGGCTCGCTCGGTGAATGAAAGGGCCTCTGGAGCTTCACGACCGGCCACCTTCGCAAAGGCAGCGATTTGGTTGAATGCCGGCTTCATCCGGCTAGGGAGAATGCTAGTCTCCTTTGCGATGCCTTGCAAGGCCGCTGTCGCTTTGGATTCAACACCCTTAAACACTTGCTCAAATTGAGCCTCAGTGGCTCTCATTTCGCCGGCAGTAGCCACAGACGTAGCTACCAGACCACCTGTTCCGAGCATCGCAGCGCCGACCCCAACAGCCATCTTCTTGTACGAGCCAACAATAGAGCTAGTGACTTTAGAAGTGCCAGATTGGAGCTTATTTACTGCACTGCCTGCTTTTTCAAGAGTCGACGTGAATCCTTTATCGACAGCCGACAGGACGGCCTCGACTGAATATTGTTCCATCTATGTAGTTCCTCCTTTCTCTCGGTATTTACGGAGGTTCTCGGCAACTTTATAAAGCATCGGATTGACCTTCGGCTTAGGCTTATCTTCCGGATAGAAGTCATCCCAGGTCTTGATAGTATAGGTCCCGTCCTTATCGGTTGCTTTGAGCACACGTTCTTGGAGCCATAGTCTCGCCATGGCCTCCTTCTCAGCTTCTTTCCTGCGCTCTTGATAGGCAGTCATCCGCAGATTGTACTCAGCCAGAGACATATTCCATGCCTCATCCAGGCTCCTTACATCGAGATAGCGAAGGCAATTATAGATTGCTACTTCGAAGCGGTTTTCTTGGTCGCTTTCTTGGCTGGTTTCTCTGTTTGAGCTGGTTGAGCTGTCTGTGATGTTGCTTCTTCCGCTGCTTTGATGAATCGGCGAGCACCTGGTGCAAGCGTTAAAAAATCACCAAATTGGCTGAATAGAGCGACTGCCTTCTCCTCATCTTCAAGTTGCTCGAAGATATAGGTTTCCACCTCATCCTCGCTTGGTCGGTTGACGTTTGTTGCAGTAGCGAATAGAATCATGTCCCGAATCATGACTGGGTTTTGCATCTTGAGCTCTGTCCATACTGTCACGAGACCAGCTCCTACTGCCAAGCCATCGATTTCAAGCGTGTATTTGCTGTTCAATCGCTCCAGGAATTTGAGACCGAAAGTGAGTAAGTAACTTTGACCGTTGATTTGTAGTGTTGCTTTATTATTCATTGCGTTTTCCTCCTAATCTAAATAAAAAAGGCCCCATTTAGGGGCCTAGTATTAGCTACCGATAGTAGTGTCTGCGAAGTCGTAAGCTGCCTTAATCAAGAGTTTTTGCTCATCTGTCAAGGTAGCTTCACCATCAACTGGACGTCCTTCAACAACGAAGCTAGTTGACACTTCGACGTTAGAGTCCAAGTTGTTAGGCAATGTCCAAGAGCTCAACTTACCGCGAGCATACTTAGCAGCGTACTTAGTCTTGTCAGAGTTAGGCTTGGAGATGTCAATCTCCCATACTTCTAAGATTTCGTCCTCGGTAACAGCCTTCTCTAGCATCTTGTTGACTTCGTCGTAGCTAGCGATTGCTTTGATATCCAATTTTACTTCCAAAGCACCAGAGCTAGGGATGGACCCATCTTTGGTCTTTGTTTGCTCGACATCACGCTCGTAGCTCCACTCGTGCTCCGTTTGTAATGCCAACTTAGCTGCTGTCTTAGTCTTTGCGTCCTTTAATAGACGGAAAAGTAAGAAACGTGATTTACCATGAATAGGTGTTAATTCTGCCATTGATTATTTCCTCCTCAAATTAAATTCGAGCGATAGCACACCATGCCAGAGTACTGACTCGGTGCTATCATCTCTAAGAATTCTGAAATTCGATGCATTTGCATCAAGGCTAGCATCAATCGTCTGCATAGCCAGATAGTTTGAATTGACCAGCAGTGATTGACACATACTAGCCACTTCTCGTCGAGAGTCGCTGGTCCCCCATACGTCGATGGTTGCGACCACTCTCCCTAGCATCCCAGACAGTGTTGCCAGTGGGATGATTTGAACCTCACCTAATACAACGAAGGGATAAGGCTCTTTGGCATCCGGTAGCTCCACATAAGTGGAATAGCCAAGCGCATCCGACACCTTGTAGATGGCATCAAACGCTTGCTGGTCTACTGATTTTTTCATCGTCCTACTAGCCTCCGCATATCAGATTTGAATTGCTCTTTCTGGACTTCCCAGGCAGGCTTGACGAATGGCTGTGCACTCATGAATCGAGTACCATATTCCAAATAGGGCGCGTAGTCCGTTGTTGGTCCAGCATAAGCTGTCATCCCATCATCACGAAACCCTGCGCCTACCGGAATACTTCGCTTCGTTTGGCCTGTTGAGTAGCCCTTGACGAATACAGCATTGCGTTCCATCTTACTTTGGAGCGCTGCACCATTCTGCTTGACGATGAGCTTGACGGCCGTCTTGGCCTTCATCTCACCTAATTTCTTGATTAAGTCCTCTAGTCCGTTGATTTTAAC